CTAATTTTCTGGGCAACTACTTTCCCAGACTGGTCTCTATACTGTGCTACTTGAACAGGGTTATTTCTATAATTACTAATCGTATAATCATATTTCTTGCAGGTCTGTTCATGTAGATTTCTTTTGGGCAAAGCAATAGCTTCACCATACTCAATTAAATCACTAGGCATTTTAGGGGTCACCTTTATATCTGTGTTTGAGTACGCCTGACACGAGAAGCAATATGTACTAAAATTTGAGTACACTGCTCTCGCATCAGAGGAACCACAATCGGGGCAGGGTTCGTGGTAAAGGAACTCGCTCTCAACTTCCGAAAGCATATTCTGCGTACTTAGCTCCAGAAGGTGCTACCTTCATTCTAGTGTTAATGGAGAGACCTCGATATCTCAGCTTCTTAATAACAGCCGCCAGTCGCCAGATATTATAATTGCTCTGGGCTTCTAGTGGGCTAATTGAACCGTAAGTATTGAGGTGGTCTTCTACTATTCTTGTCTGTGTCATTTATAAATCCTATAAGTTAGGTTGCTAAAAAGCGAAAAGCCAACCCACTTGGGGCTGGCTCTCTGGTTTAATAGGTATGTTCTATCTTGTTAGTCTCATACCATTTGGCGGCATCAAAGTTTGGACAGGTCTTTACTGTCGAGAACTGATAATGCCCTTTAACGTCAGCATTGGGATACTCTTCGAGCAGTTCATCTAGGAGTGTTCTTAATGCTTCCATTTGTTCTTCTGTATGATTGAACTCTGGCCCATCTTTGGCCTCGTTCATTCCACCAGCTAAACAAATTCCGATAGACACTCTGTTAATGCCTCTGACATGCGCTCCTGCTTTATTCATAGGTCGCCCATCTTCAACGTCACCATTTCGTCTAATTACTTGATGGTATCCACATCCACTCCAGCCTTTTTCTTTATGCCATCGGTCAATATCGTCAGCTCCGATGTCCATGTTAGATGGGGTATATGCGCAGTGTACCACTAGGTGTTTCACTTGGTCTTTATTCATTTATCCAATCCTTTGGGATAAGTTTGTTAGAATACGGAAAGCCGTGTTTCTCACACCACATTCCGTAACTCGTTTTTGATTTCTTTGAGATTTTTGTTTTCGAATTACTAAACACAAATCGAATGTCTAACTCTGGGTGTTGTTCTTTAACTCTAATCATTTGTTGACGATTGGCAGTTAAGAAACGACCTTTACTCTCGACTATAATTATCTTTCCAGTGCGAGTTGTTATGTAGAAGTCTGGCGTATATTTTGAGGTACGTGATGGGACTTCCACTTTAAGAGTATGACATTCGTATTCGTAGGGAACACCTTGGGATTTGAGGTCAGACGCTATTGCTTCTTCAAGTCCTGACCTCCACCCATGTTTGATTGCGTTTTGTCTAATCTTGCTCTGACTAAAAATCGCAAGCTTCCGCAGTGTCGTCTACATAAACTTCACTTGGTGTTTTGATATCTTCAACAAAGCCATCTTCATCGTTGAACATTGAAGCCGCAGAACCACCACCTACTGAAACGAGGTTAATGATTTGAACGGCTGTAGGTTTTAGACTTAACCCAACAGTTTTCGTTGAGTTCATTTTGTATGGCCAAACTGTGGCCGCTACTTTTATTTCAGAACCACCACCAACGAGTGAGCTGGAAGGGTTTCTCTTAGCATCAAACAATGCAACGTTCATTGAATAGCTTGAGCCGTCTTTACCTGTAATATTTGCTTTCTGTTTAAACTTAAATAAGTAATTACCAGTTACGTTACCTTGGTCATCCATCTCTTCTTCCCAAGGGAAGTTCATTCTAAGATGTTTAGACTTAGGGTCAGTCTTAATTAGTTCTTGATGGTAATCCTCAGCAATTCCAGTGAGCCTAGATATTAGGTCTTCAGCTTCACTAGTAGGTATCTTTAAAGTTACTTTGTATTCACCCTCAGGAGAGAACTTAGTGTCTGGCTTATTGAGCCATGGATACACTGCTGTTCCTTTAGGTGTTACGAAAGTTTCTCTTTTTATTCTTGCCATGTATTAATCCTTTTAATTGTATTTCTTTATATCAACACCAGCTTCCAGAAGTCGGCTCAGAATATCGATAGGGACTGGTTGACCAGACCTTAAGTAGTACTCAGCAATGTTGATTAGTTCAGTCTCATCGGAGCTTGTAGGCAACGTTTATGCCTCCTTTCTCTCTAATTTTTATTGTGAAATTTCCGTAGAGCTAAAGGGCAACCAATTAGTTAAAGAAGTAGTCACTCTCATGTACTTTGGAGAGGTCTAGGTTCCCCATCTGTGGTACAGGTGGAAGCTCTGCATCGATGCCGTGTTTATCCAGAGTAGCTTGTAAGTCTTGTCTAAATAAATCGAGGGTATCGTGGTTCTGATAGAGCTGGATGAAGGTTTCTCTGAGACACCATGCAAGCTTACCAACCTGAGTAGCGAGTGTTCCAAAACTGTCATGGATAAAGCTAAAGTTTTTAACCCCTTCGCTGTGAGCTAGGTTGACTGTCATCCTTAGGTGACACGCATCATTCCCGTGAACCCAGTTTGGAGAGATACCGTTGGCTTGCTTACGACTATTTAACTTAACTCTATCATCGTCAGTTTTCTTTGGTTCTCTTTTGGTCAGGTAAATAAGAGTATCATTCATAACGGTTTTAATGCGTTTCCTGCGATAGCATGGATACTCCTGTTTGATTGGAAGACCATCGAGGGTTGTCCATTCTACAGGGAGATTTTCTTTTGCTAATATTTGAGCGCATGTTTGCAACCAGTTCATGGCTTTAGGAGCCGCCAGAACTGTTTCGTTAATTGACTCCCAGATATGAGAAGCCAGATACAAAGAAGCTCTAAACTCTAGTTCTTTATCTTTAAACAGACTTACATAGTTTGTGGCTTTCTCTAGTCTCTTTAAGTCTGTCTCATTGATGTACTCAGTTACAAACTTCCTTGAGGAGTATTGAGTGGAACCATAGACTCGAACCATTGTTGTTCTCTTACATGTCTTACGAGTTATCCCATAGTCTAACCATCTTTGAGCCATCTCAGCTTTGTCACTATCATTTAAATCTGCCTTTACCTTCTCGATGGTTTTGTCAGCTACTGTTTGGTAGATGTCAGCAGGTTTATCTGAGCTAGTAAGGTTTACTTCATCTGCTCCTATTTCATCTTTTAAAGCCGCTGAGAAATGTTGAAGGCCAGAACATGTTGCATCTTTTTGAACAGCGATATGGGTAATATGGTCATAGTTATTATGAGCAACACCGTGCCATTCTTCACAGAAGGCGAGGAACGTCCATGGACAGTCAGCTTCTTTTGCCCACCACAGGTTGCCGATAGGGTCTTCAGCTACCTCTAAGATACGTTCTTGGTTCTCTAACACCCACTCATATCGACCAGTAAAGCCTAGCTTATCTTCCCCGTAGCAGTTGGCTCCGTGTACAGCGAGTTCAATGATGTACTCTTCTTTAGCTATTGGTTCTCCGTGACTAAACTTTAGTAAACCTTTTGCTAATGAGTTCCCCTCTGGGTTTATATGTAGAGGTGCATCGTAAATTCGACCTCTGAAGTCTAAATTTTTGGGGAAAAATATTTCTTCATAGTCTTTGAAGTCTTTAGCTGTTTGTTCAATCTTCGCACATAGAACCCGTTTTGATCTATACTTTATCTCTTGTTCTATATGTTCCTTCTTATCTTTCTTCCACTTTTTGAACTCTTCCTCCTCACTAGGAGTTAGGGTGTCAGCTTTCTGTCCTTTACGGAGAGGGGAGATAGGTTCGGGAAGTTCTTCGAAAGGGGGTAGGCCAGCAATAGCTAGGTCTAAGTCCTTTAACTGGGTGAAAGTATCCAAGACAAATTCATTTATTTTCCAAGCAGTATTCTGAAGGTGATTTGTTGCAGTGAAAGCTTTTTCTAAATTATGAGACACTGAACGAAGCTTGTTCAAGTTTTTAGCATCCGTCTTCATAAAGGGAAGGTCGGGGATATCTACGCTCAGGTAACCGCCAGCCATGCTATCAGTCCACGCTAGGGGCTTAACTACCATCGGTTGGTACATTGGTTTAATCATTTGAACGAAGTCCAGACTGTCTGCGATGAACTCTGTGACCTTCTTAGTTGGAATTAAGTAGCTCTCTGAATAGGTTTTGTTATGCCAAACCACTCGCTTCTCAACGATACCTGTAGCTTCCATAAACATCACTATCATGGCAGAGCCAAAGTGTTCCTTAGAGTTTGGGTTGTCTTTACCTTTGCTAACCCACGTATCCCATGAATTGTTATTCTTTTTGAGCCACCTTTTATAAGCCGCTTTAATCTGGCCAAACTTTCGGCCTCGGCTATTAGTATCTTTGGTGTCGTTGAGTTCATACTTAAAGAAGCGAGGGTTCTCTTCTTTAAAGGTACGTATCATAAAATCATTTTCAGCTTCAGTACCTATATGAATAGCCGTTGCGTTATACTTCATAGTCTTGTCGGACAGACAGTTTACTATTG